GAGATGAAGGAAAGAAAGTCTTAGACTACTTAAAGTCTATTACTACAGAAGCTGTTGCTGGGCCTAACATCACCAGTAACGCCTTATTCCATATAGAAGGAATGAGATTTTTAATAGGTGTTATTACAACACGGATAAAAAAAGGAGAACAAGATGGCCGATGATAATGTTGAGTCAACAGCACCAATCGCCACAGAAAAACCTTCTGAGGCAACTAAACCTGAATATGTTCAGGATAAGTTTTGGAATGTTGATACAAAGCAAGTCAATATCGAGAACCTATCTTCAAGCTATAACACGCTTGAACAGAAATTAGGAACTCGAACAGAAGATCTCTCTAAACAAATTAGAGGTGATATAGAAAAAGAAAGACTTAGTAAAGTTCCAGAGTCTTATAAATTAAATGTTCCAGAAGTACCTGAGAGTGTTAATTTAAAAGTTGATAAAGAAATGGGACTTGTGAAATGGTGGGATGAAACTGCAAAAGGTGCAGGATTATCTCAAGATCAATATGATTCTGGAGTAAAAGCATTTGTTGATAATGCCATTTCTAGTTTACCTAATAGGGATTTAGAAGTTCAAAAATTAGGTGATAATGGAAAAGATAGAGTAGAGGCTGCTGAAATGTGGAGTAAAAAACATTTATCTCCAGAAGGTTATACAGCTGTTTCAAAATTAGCTTCAAGTGCTGAAGGTGTTAAGGTAATTGAAGAACTAATGAAATTAAACAAAGATAGTAATATGCCAACTCAAACTACACAGATGGATGCGTCAGCATCTGCTGATGACTTGAGATCTATGTTAAATGATCCTCGTTATTATGATAGTAATAAACGAGATCCAGCATATGTAAAAAGGGTTACAGCTCTATATGAGAAGGCGTATAAAGACACACCCAAACAAGGTTAAGTTTAATTATAAGAAACTTAAAAAGGATTTGCATTGGCTTGATGCAATTAGTCAAACAGGTTGGTTATCCGTGAATGATATGGATAAGATTAAACCTTCTAATGCTGTATCAAGTTCAATGTGGATTTATAAAAATACAAAAGATTATATCACTTTATTTGGCACATATTCTTATGATGATAAAGGTGAAATAGAGTTCGGAGAAGTAATCACTATCCCCAAAAAGTGGACGTAATGTGCGTTGTCAATAATTATCAAAAATAATATTCCTATTAGCAGACCTTAAAAGTGTCAATATTAGCCCTTAGTTGGACAACTAAAAAACATTTTCAAGACAATCGAATGTTTAACAACTAACAAAAGGACATAATACAATGGCAAGTTCAATAACAAATGCCTTTATTACTCAGTTCGAAGCTGAAGTTCATATGGCTTACCAAAGAATGGGAAGCAAATTGAAAAATTTAGTTAGAACAGTTAATGGTGTTAATGGTTCTACTGTTAAGTTTCAAAAAGTTGCAAAAGGTACTGCAAATACTAAAGCAAGACACGCTGAAGTAGTTGCAATGGATCTAGCTCACACAGCTGTGAGTGCGACTTTAACTGATTACTATGCAGCAGATTACGTTGACAAACTTGACGAGCTAAAGGTTAATATTGATGAACGACAAGTTGTAGCTCAGTCCGCAGCTTACGCACTCGGCAGAAAAACTGACGAAGTGCTAATTGCGGTTCTGGATGCGGCTACGTCTATTGCTGTCGATGTCAATTCTGATTCAGTTGAAACATTGTCTTTAATCAAAGCAAAGAACATGATGGAGGTCTTTAATGGCCTTGATGTTCCAGATGACAATCAAAGATATTGGGCAGTAGGGCCGAAACAATGGTCTGACCTATTATCTGTTGATCAATTTTCTAGAGTAGAATACGTAGGGCCTCAAGACCTACCATTCCCTTCTGGCTTAACTGCCAAAAGATGGATGGGATTCTTGTTCTTCGTACACTCTGGATTATCGTTATCAGGCGATGACAGAAAGACATTAGCGTTTCACAAATCGGCAATTGGCTTAGGTATTGGGTCAGACGTTCGGACTGAAGTTAACTACATTCCAGAAAAAGTATCACACTTGATAACATCTATGTTATCTTTAGGTAGTGTTGAAATTGATGGTAATGCAGCTAGAGTTCAGCTCTGTGACGAATAATAGAAGGAGAATATAAATATGGCATACGCAATAGACAACCCTGTAAAAAAGGTTGCTCAAATGGGTGCTTCTAACTCTCTTTGGTATTATACTGACGGAGATGCTATAGGCACGATAAACGGGGATGATTATTTCATCTTGTCGTACAACGAACTAAAAGCTGGAGATGTTATACTTGTAAATAGTGGAGGTTCAAACGGAGTTATAGACACTTTAATGGTTTCTATGAATGATGGTGGATCAAATCTAAATACAGTTCTCGAAGCATAGTTTATGAAGCTTAGGGGGAGCAATCCCCCTAGGTTACTAGTAAGAAAAAAATATGGCAACAACGGATATAGATATATGTGCAAGAGCTTTAGTGATGATAGGTGCTCAACCTATATCTTCATTTAGCGATGGAAGTACAGAAGCAACAGTTGCCTCAAATTTATATACCGATGTATTAGAATCTTGTCTAACAAGACATAGATGGAGATTCGCTACAACTCAAGCAGCATTATCATTACATAGCAGTACACCAACAGGAAGATATGATTATGCTTACGCATTACCAACTAATCCAGCAGTCCTAAATATTATTTCGATAACAGTAAATGATTACGTTATTCCTTATGCAAGATATCAAAATTATATTTATGTAAATGGTTATGGTTCTTCCAGTACATTAGTTATGGATTATATTTATAAAGTAGGCGAAGAATATTTTCCTCCTCATTTTAGATTAGCTGTAGAATATGAATTAGCATCTTTATTTGCAGGTTCTGTTGCTAGAGATTCTGCAATGATCGAACAATTTAAAACCTTATCTGAAAGGCAGTTTCTTGTTGCTAAGAATATAGATTCTACTGAAACTACATCTAAAGCGTTAGATACAAATAGATTTATAAATCTTAGAAGATCTACAAGAACAGATGTATAATGACACGAAGTATAAGATCAGTAATTACTAATTTTTCTTCAGGAGAACTTAATCCTTTATTAGCTACTCGAACAGATGTTAGCTCATATTTTCAAGGTGCAAAATCTTGTCGTAATTTTGCCTTATTAGCTGAAGGTGGATTAATGAGAAGACCAGGTACAACTTACTTGGCTACATTACCTGCGGAATGTAGATTAATTCCTTTTATATTTTCTGATGATGAAGTAGCTATCATAGCTTTATCAAATGGAAGAATGGATGTTTATAATGTAGCTGGAACAGTCCTAACATCTAATTATACAACAAATTGTAATTGGACTACTGCTCAATTATTTCAATTAAACTTTGCTCAATTCGGAGATACTGTATTTGTAACTCATAGAAATAATGCTATTAGAAAAATATTTAGATCTTCAGCAACTGATTTTACAGTTCTTACTTTTGCTTTTGATGCTCATTCTTCTGGATATCCAATTTATCAACCTTATTATAAATATGCTGATACTACTACTACGATTGGAACATCTGGCACTACAGGATCTGTTACAGTTACAGCAAGTGCTGATACTTTTACTTCCGCTTGGATAGGACTTAAAATAAGAAAATCTGATGCTGCAGGTGCGAATTATAAAACAATGACCATTACAGGTTATACAAGTGCTACTCAAGTTACAGCCACTTGTAATGAAACCTTAACTAATACAACAGCTACTACTGAATGGGATGAACAAACAATATCTTCTTTAAGAGGTTATCCTCAAGCAGTAACTTTTCACCATAATAGACTTTGGTTTGGTGGAGTATTATCAAGACCTGCTTCTGTTATGGCATCTAAAAGTTCTGAATATACAAACTTTGATCTTGGTACATCTCTTGCTAGTGAAGCAATTGATTTAGATATTGCAGGAGATCAAGTTAATGAAGTAAGACATATGTTATCTGCAAAAGATTTATTAATCTTTACTGATGGTGGAGAATACTATGTTCCCGTTTCATCTAATAATACTATTACTCCAAGTAATATTTTAGTACAAAGACAAACTCCTTATGGAATAGCAAGAACAGCTCCACAAATGTTTGATCAAGCTGCAGGGTTTGTTCAAAAAAGTGGTAAGTCTATAAGAGAATTTATTTATTCAGATATTGAAGATGGATATAAATCTTCTTCTGTTTCTATTCTTGCTCAACATTTAATTGATTCTCCAAAAGAGATTGCTATTCTTAAAGGTAATTTAACAAGACCAGAACAATATGCTTTTTTCTTAAACAATGGTTCTACACACGCAGGTAAGTTATCTGTCTTTCATTCTGTAAGAGATGAAAAAATAGCAGGATGGACTTTATGGAATACTCGATCTAGTGATCTCTATCAATCGCTTATTACTTTAAATGAAAATTTAATTGCTTGTACTAAGCGCGTTATTAATTCAAGTGCAGCTACTTGTACAATTACAGTTACTGATTATTCAAATATTGCTACAGGTGCAACTCTTGTTCTAACAAAAAACGATGGAACAACAGTTACTTTTACTTCTACAACAGGAACTGCTGGAACAGATGAATTTAAAACTGAAACTAATAATAATACGACAGCAGATAATATTTATACCTGTATTAATACTCATGCTGATTTTTCAGCAGCTAATCCAGCAGCAAATGTAGTTACTGTTACAAGGGCAGCAAATGGTGGAGATAACTTAACTGTTACTTCTTCTGATGATACAAGATTAGCTGTTACCGATTTTACAGGTGGAACAACAACAGCTTACACATTAGAAAAATTTGGAGAAGAAGATACAACAACATTAGATTGTCAAACGACTTCTACATTAAATCAAAGAGGAACACCTTTAGTTAAAGGAGCTTCTCAAACAGGAACATCACTCATTATGGATGGAGTAACTTCAGCTCCTGTTATAAATGAACAATTTACAATAGCAGGTCATACAGCTGAATATACTATTGTATCTTCGGTATTTAGTAGTGGAACTACTTATACTTTAGTTTTAGATAAAACTTTAGCAGCAACTCCAGCAGACAATGCCGCTATTACTTTTACTAAAGGATTTTTACATACTGTAAATGCTATTTATGCTACTGACACAGTTAATGCTGTGGAAGGTTATAGTTCATTAGGAGCTTTTACAGTAGGATCAAACACTATTACTTTACTTAATGCTCCTAGAGCAACAGGCCTTAAAATAGGATTTAATTACATTCCTTCTGTGGAAACAATGCCTATTGATAAGGAATTACCTGATGGGCCAATTACTGGTTTACCTAGACGAATCTCTAAAGCTATTATAGATATGAATACAACATTAGATATGACAGTAAAAGCAGCAGATACAACAGCAAAAAATTTAGTAGTACAGCAAGTATCAGATACTGTTGGTGCTGATCTTGTACCTATTACTTCAAAAAAAGAATTTCATTTTTTAGGTTATGATAAAAACCCAACAATAACTATTTCTCAAGATGATCCTTTACCTATGAAACTCTTGGGAATGGCAGTGGAGATTATATTTGTATGAGTGCTGATCCCGTAACATGGATGCTTATTTCCGCTGGTGTTCAAACAGTTGGAAAACTGGCAGAAATTAGACAGCTTAGAGAAGCTGCTGCTATTAGAAAAGCATCATATGAATTAGAAATGAAAATGGCTATTATTAAAGGTGAGCAAGAAGCTAATGATAGAACAGAAACTATGTTAGCTCAAAAAGCAAATAATCTGGCTATCCTTGCTGGTTCCGGTTATCAACAAGATAGTCCTCATTTTCAAAATATACAATATATGACTAAAAAAATAGCAGATAAAGATATTGGAGCTATTAGACTTAATACGGCCATGGGATTAAATAAATTATCTTTAGCAGCTCAAGCTGAACAATCTCAATATAGGGCACAAGTATTTGGTGGTTATGTTAGTATAATTAGTACAGGTATGACAACTCACGCTAAAATTTCAAAAATTAAATATCCTAACGAATGGGAGAATGTGGATACATCATAATGGCTATATCTAAAGGAAAATACGAAGTAAAAGTTAAAGCAAGTGTTGCTGATAATATCGGTATTCCTAAAGTTAATAATACTAATTATATTATGGAAGCAGCAGAACCTATTCTTAATGTTATTGAAGCATATGGAAACAATGCATTATTAGATCATTCAGCTACTTTTAAAGGAGATTTTAATACTAAAACTACAGATGCTTATATTGATTTTAATAAAACATTTAAAAACAATCCTGAGCAAATGAAAGTTGCTACAGAAGCTTACAATCAATCCATTATTGATAATACACCTTTAGCTTATAAAGAATATGTAACTGCTGTTCTTGCAGCTAAATATCTTAATGCAATGGGTACTGCTACTAACAACAGAATAAATTTAGATAGTGAATTAGCTTTATCTAATAGTATTAGTGATAGAAAAAATACTAAAGGAGATATTTCAGCAAACTTTAATAATATTGCAGAAAATCCTGCTCTTAAAACTAAAAATAAAATTGATCAAATTAACTATAATACAGCTACAATAGCTTTTGATAAACTTAATCAGAACGCAGGTGATGATATGGTTAATTTATTAGATACAGATCGTATTGAGAAAAAAGCTCATATTGCAAATATTAATACAGCTATTCAAGAAACTGAAATAGAAAGAGTTTTCAGTATTCTTAAAACAATGGAAACATTAGATGCTGTTAAATATTTAACAGAATATACTAAAGGTAATGATAAACATTCTATTGATTATAAATTATCACATTATAAAGGCCCACCATCTTCTGAAAATCCTATATTTCAAATGCATAAATCTTTACTTAAAGATAGTGAAGAAAGAGAAAATATAGTTAAGGGAGCTTGGGCTAAATATCAATTTTTTAATGGAGAAAAATTTACAACTTCAGGAACTTCAGGAAAAGTTAATTTAGATAAAGAATATGAAATTGGTGGCAGTCTTCATTACCTTTCATTTAAAAATGGATCTGTAACTGATGTTCATAATCACGTTATGAAGATTCCTTTTATGGAAATAGGATCTGCTAAATATAATACTGCTATTAAAAAAGCAACTGAACTACAAACTATTTCAGGTTTAGTATCTAACAAACTTCAGAATGAAGATGTAAAACTTCATTTTACAGACTCTAAACAAAAAGATGAATATTCTAGTGCTATATTATCTCACTTCGGAATTAATAATACTGATGATCTGCTTTCAGCAGATACTTCCACTTTAGGTACTGTAGCTAATATTCTTAAGAAAGATAATATTGTTCCAAAAGTTATTACTGATTATTTAAAAGAAGACATCCAAGTTAATTTTGCTGAACCAGGCATAATGAAAGACTTTAAAAATAAATTATCAATGTATGAATTTTTAACAAGTGATTCAATGTTTCCTAATTTAAAAGGTACAAATTTAGGAAATATAGAATGGGCTATTGCTAATGATGTAGGAGGAATGAGTGATGCTAAAGCAGCAGAAGTAATGAATAACAAACCTAAAGATAAAGAACTTGAAAAAATTAAAGATAGCTTTGTTGCTCAATTTGCTGATGATGGTGGTTTCTTTGGAGCTAGTGGAACTACAAAACTTAATCAAGCATTAAATGCAGAACTAGGAAGTCGTAGTTTATTCTTTGGAAGTTTTCAATTTCCTGTCAGTGATACTTGGTTCATTTCTAAATTCTGGCAAGGAGAAGAAAATATTCACGCTAAACATCTTTATAAAAAGACAACACATTGGTTGCCTAATGCTCCTTCAAGTATTATGAAACCTCAAGTAAAAGCTAAATTTCAAGAGTTCTTCCTGGATGCTTTAGTACAATTAGCACCTAATGCAGATATTGATATTTGGGCAGATAAAAATTCTAAACTAAGAGGAATGGCTTTTAAAAGAGCACTTTCTAGATTACACGAAAATAACTATGGAGTTAATGAATATACAGCAGATGGTGAACCTACATTAGAAAAGAATCCTATTAATCTTACATTTGGTAAAATTAAAGATAATGATATTTATGCTCATATCAAATCAGATATTGCTCTTAATGGAATAGAAAAATGGGGTGGCATTGAATGGGAAGATGCATTTAAAAATTATGCAGATGGACACGAAGATTACAAAATAGTTTTCAGAGCTACGGGAGCTAATTACAGAGGTGTTAATGAATATAGAATGTCTATGCTTATAGGAGATACAAGAATAGATTTTATTGAACCTTTCTTTCCTCCAGCATTTGAGAATATGGTAGATAAAAGTCTACCTGCAACTGTAGCTCAAGTTAATAATGATGCAACAATTAAAGCTTATGAGGTTTTTAAGAAGACTAAACTTTATAGTATGCTGCCTGATGATAAAAAACATTGGTCTAAAAAGATGATGTTTTCTATGATTAAAATGGGTATGAATATATCTGATTTTAGAATGTATCCAGATCTTCCAGATTTTATGTGGGAAGATGTACCTGGAGAGATAAGACCTTTTGTGTGGTTACAATGGGCATTGGGTATTGATGCTGACTTAAGAGAAGATCACGCTAAATACAAAGTAATGGCAGATGAAGCTAATGCTAAAATAGCTTTTGCTACAAAAGTTAAAAATAATTTACAATTAACTAGTGTGGAAAAGAATGTTCAATCTTTATATCCACCTAATCAAGTTCAATTTCATGAAGCAGAAAATAGTGTTGCCTTTAAACATTGGGCTTTAACTAATTATAATAAAGAAACAACGACTGATGATGATGGAAATACAATAAACTTTCCTCTTACATTTAGAACAAATAACTGGACAGGAATCAAATCAGATAATTGGGAAGGTGAATTAGATCTTAACTATACAAGAGATGGTGGAAAATTTTCAGTTTTTTCACATCCTTCGCAAAGTATTAGAGCTACAACTAGATTGGTGTTAAATCATTCTAGTTTAACTTTAGCTATCAATGATATTGAAAAAGAATTTAGTGAAAATCCTACTATATTAGAAATTCTAGAAAAGATTCCTTATGCAGAAAATCTTGAAGCTTATAAATCTCGAATTGAAAATGATAAATATTTTAGCCTAGATACTACAATTGATTTAATGGATGCAAATCAAATGCATCGATTCTTAAAATTCATTGTAATGCACGAAATGGGTGGGCCTGTAGCATATAATTATTGGTTCAAGAATGATAACTATGTCGATATCGCTATTATGAAAGGTTATAAAAGTGCTATTGCTTCATATGAAGGTAGATTAGGTAAACTATAATGGCTTATTATTTTCCCACTCCTAAAACTGTTGAAGACAGAGAAAGACAAAAGAAACAAAATATAGAACCTAATACTTGGAGTCCTACAGATTGGTGGACAGGTTTTAAAGAAGAAAACTTACCCGTTATGGCTTTTGAAGCTATGATGGATGATTCTGATTTTCCTCCAGAAGAAGGTTACAATTCTTCAGAAGATCCACAATTAGAAAATTATAAAGATTATGCAGATCTATTTTACTTTAGTCAAAGCTCATTAGAGTCAACAGCTATTTTAAATAAACTTATGGAAAGAGCTGAAACAAATTATTCTAGTCCGTGGTATCATTTGGGTAGAGTAACTGGAGCATTTACTGATCCTTCTACAGCTTTACTATTTACTAAATTTGGAACATCAGCAAAACTATTCGGATCTGCTTTATTAGCAGAAGAATTTGCTAAACAGAATATAGATCCTGTTAGAAGTGATACTTATGTTCCGTGGGTTGCTGCCGCAGGTTTTGGTATTCCTTTAGTCTTAGGATCTTTTAAATCTCCTATCAATGTTAAGACACAACAGAATGTTTCTAAACTAGATAAGGAATGGAATACAGGTGTTACTAAAACTCGTGAAGTTTGGGAAGATGGTAGACTTATTGATGGTAATGAAATTCGTAAACCTAGTGATGTAGGTGCTGCAGCTCCAGGTAAAGTTAAAGAAATCAAAATTGGAGATACCATCATTGTAGATTCAAAAGGTACTACAGGAATAGTTAAAGGAATTAATTTAAAAAATACAAAAATGGGTAATGTAAGTGATAATTATGTTATTAAAGGAGAAGGTACACGATCAGATTTTGTTTTATCTAAAGAGATTGTTGATTCATATAATCAAATCAAACCTCAAACATTAGCACAAATAGAAGCAGAAGCTTTAAAGGGAGAAGCATTTGTTAAAACTTACTTATCTGTTTTTGGAGAAGCTGGGCCTTGGACTCCTGTCTTTAGAGTTATTAAGTCTTCATCTTTAAGAGCTAGAAATATGATTACAGAACTTCTTGATACTCCATTACTTAAATTAAAAAATACAAAGGAATGGGGATTCCAATCATCAGGTAAATCTCTTGAAACAGATTTACGAATGTTACAAGTAGGAGAGATTGAAAGCTTAAAAGAAATTAAAGAACTTTATTTAAAGTATGTTGGCAGAATGAAACAAAGCGTTCCTAAAGGAGAATTAATGATAATGCTTAAGAATACTTTTAATAAAGAATTTATGTCTATTAGACAATTTGCTCACGAAGTAACTAGAGCTAGAATTATGGGCAATCATAAAATTCCTGAAGTAGCTCAAGCATCTCGTGTTACTCAAGATAAAGTTTATAAACCTATATTTAAAGAATCAGAAGCTCTTAAAATTAGAGAGAAGCCTGTTCTTGAAGCATTGAAGTTTTGGGAAACTACATTAGCTAGAATAAAAGCTAAAAAAGAAGGAGTGGCTGAATTTTGGTCAAGGTTTGATCAAACTGTACATAAATATTCTAAAACAGAAATTGAAAATACTATTCAAAAATTAACTGAAAGATTAGCTATTGTTAGAAAAGGTGGAGTCAACCCTGATAATTATATTAACCTTGTTTATATTAAAGATAGAATTGATAAAAATCAAATTGGATTTAGAAAAATTATTGAAGATGACTTTGCAAGTAAAGGTATAACTATTAATAAAAGTAGATTAGACCAATTAGTAGAAGATTTATCTAATCACTTTCCTTTCCTTAGATATGAGAAGACTAGCTGGAAAACTATTACTAAATTAGAAGATGAAGTTCTTGCAAGAATTATTACTTCTAAACTAATAAAGCAAAGTCCTACATCTAAAGCTTATAAAGATACTTTATCAAAAATTAATAAACAAATCGAAGACTTTAAACTTAAAGGTAAAAGTCAAGATTCTATAATGAAATTAATATTAGGAGAAAAGGAAGGTGCTAAATCTTTAGAAGAAGCATTGAAAGAAATTGAATACGAAATACTAAAACATAGATTTGTATTTAATTCTAAAAAATATGCTAGATCTCATAGAGCTAGAGAGTTAAATCTTTCTCCTGCATCTCAAGAAAAATTATTAGATCAAGGATTTATTCTAGGAGATATTTTTGCTTTACAAAAAGTTTATTACAGATCTATGACACCTGATATTCTTTTAACTAAAAAATATGGAGATACAGGTGGTTTAGGAACTTTTTATAAATCCGAAGCAGAATCTGCTTTCTTTCCTGGACTCCTTCAAGTAGCTCAGGAATATAATGCTAAAATTTCTAAAATAACAAATAGAGCAGAAGCATTAAAATTAACTAAAGAAAAACATCAAGTACTAGGTGATCTAGAAGCATCAATAGAATTGCTTAGAGGTACTTATGGTTTACCTGCTAATCCTCACGCTTGGTATTCTAAGGGTATGAGAATGATGAAACATTATAATGCTCTTACAATGCTTACAGGATTTCTAGCAGCTCTACCTGACGTAGCTCGTACAGTTA